CCGACCGCCCAGCCATGACGCCGCGCACGATATCGTGCGCGGCTGCGCACGCCCCGCACCGTCGAAACGAATAGCAGCGCCACGCGATGCATTCGTTCCCATCCCCGAACCCGCAGCGCCCGCCGCCGCTGCGCGACTACCAGCTCGAGCCCATCCGCGCCATCACCGCCAGCTTTCAAAACAACCTCGGCCTCACCTTCTGCATCCAGATCTCACGCCAAGGCGGCAAAAACGAGCTGAGCGCCCGCCTTGAAGCCCTCCTCCTCACCGCGCACCGCCTCAGCGGCGGCGCGATCGTCAAGACCGCACCGACCCTCGAACCACAACTGAAGACGTCGTACAACCGGCTCGCCGACTACCTCGCCGCGGACCGCGTCCCGCACCACACAGCATGGCCACAGATCCACGTCGGCCGCGCTCTCATCGATTTTCGATCCGCCGAGCCCGCCGCTAACGTCGTCGGCGCTACCGCTTCACTCCTCCTGGAAGCCGACGAAGCCCAGGACATCGACCCCGACATCTTCGACGCGCGCTTCCGGCCCATGGCCGCCACAACAAACGCCACCGTCGTCATGTACGGCACCGCCTGGCGCGACGACTCGCTCCTGCAGATAACCACCAACACGAACGCCGACCTCGAAAAGGCCGACGGCCTCCGCCGAAACTTCCTCATCGACTGGCGCCGCGTCGCGCAGCGCGTGCCGCTCTACGCGCGCTTCATCGCCGCCGAACGCCTGCGCCTCGGCCCCGCCCACCCGCTCTTCACCACCCAGTACGAACTAACCCCGCTCACGGGCGAAGGCCGGCTCCTCAACCCCGCCCAGATCACCCAGCTCCAAGGCAGCCACCCACGCCTGGACGGCCCCATCATCGGCGACATCTACATCGCCGGCCTCGACCTCGCCGGCGAGGACACCGGCTCCGGCGCGCTACACGATCGCACAGTCCTCACGATCGGCCGCGTCGCCCGCGCCACGCCCGACAAACTCCTCGCCGCAGCAGTCCCAGTCGAAGTCGTGCACCACACCTCGGCGCGCGGCATGCCGCACGCCGAACTGATCCCCATGCTCGCCGACGTGCTGCGCACGTGGCGCGTCCGCCACCTTACAGCCGACGCCACCGGCGTCGGCGAAACCACAGCCGCGCTCCTCGCCGCCGCCATCCCGGCCTGCACCGTCGCGGCCTTCAAGTTCACGCAGCAGACCAAGAGCGATCTCGGCTTTCGCCTCATCACGGCCATCAACACCGGCTGTCTCAAGCTCTACGCCGCCGACGGCTCCCAGGACCACGCAACCACCATCGCCGAGGCACGCCTCGCGCGTCGCGAAACCCGCCCCAACAACACGATCACTTTCTCCGTCCCCGAACGCGAGGGCAACGACGACTACCTGATCTCGCTCGCGCTCCTCGCCCACGCAGCAAAAGACACGCCCATCCGTCGCGCCGTCGGCAGGACCACCTAGCCAAACGATCGTTTCACGTAAAACATCGCTCCTGATCTGGGCCGCTGCGCGTCGGCCCTGATAACTCTGCGCCGTGGGCGACGCGCTACCGCCCTGAGCACCGCCAGTCCCTCGTTAAAAGCGGACGGCCCTAGCGCCGGCCCGTCACGTCTGGTTGGCGCGGCCCCAGAGGCCGCGCTGTTTCCGGCCTTCGGCCTCATCGGGCCGTCGCATCGGGTTCGTCGACGTCGCGGGGCGCGCGCGAACGCGCGCATGGGGGCAATTGTGCCACAGCACCGGCCACCGCTTGCGCGGGGCCTCGCCCGCCGCCGCAACCCGACCCGCCTTCGGCGGGCTTCGGGCGCAAAGCGCCCTCGGGGTTGCCCCGGCGGGCGTGCTGTAGCTCAATCGCCCCCGGCGTGCGGGGTGTGCGCCCCGCTGAGTTTCAGTGCCGCCTTCGGCGGCGACCGGAAGGAGTCGAACAATGAACAGCAGACGAACACTCAGGCACGAGATCCGCTGCGTCCCCGGCAGCCGCGGCGAGCCCGATTTGCAGACCTGGTGCGGCCGGCCGTTGCCAGCGGTCGTCGCCGGGCGGTCCACCGTCGCCTGTGCCGGCTGCGTCCGGGAATACGCGCGCGTGGAGCGCATGTTCGCCGAGCTGCGCGGTGAGCAGGTGGCGGCGTGAGCCCGCGCTGTCAGTTCTGCGGCCAAGCGGGGGCGCGCTGCCTGTGCGCCCTCGTCTCCATCGCGCGCGGCCTCGGCTGTCGCGGTTGCGGCGCAGAGTGCATCACGCCGTGCGGCTTCTGCGCCCGGTGCTGCGCCATCGTCTGCCCGCGCTCAGCTCGTCGCCAGGGGGCTGCATGATCTCTACCTGCTCCAGCTGCGGCGGCGCGCCCTGCTGGTGCTCCTGCGCCGCGTGCGGCGTCCCCATCGGGGCGGCGGCGGGGTGCAGCTGCGGCGTCTGCTGCGGCTGCTGCTCGCCGTCGCGCCTCTGCTCATCTCAGTGCTGCCGGCGGCGGCGCCGGCGGGAAAGGAATCTTTACCGTGGCTGACATCCCGTTCGCAGTCGACATCTCGCAGCCGGAACCAAGCACCGGCGGGAACATCATGTGGCACGTCCGCGCGGCCAACGCCGACGAATTCATAAGGCGGATTCAGGATCTACAGACTCGCGTCCCCGGCCTCGCGCCGTTCGTCGTCATCACCGGCGCGGCGGCAAAGGCGGCGCTCACCGGCCCGCCGGCGGAGGCCAGGGCAACCGGCGAGCTGGCGGCTCGTCGGGCGGCGCAGCCGGCGCCGGCGACAGCGGTGGCCACCACCGACGTGATCCCCGTCTGCGACGTGCACCAGAAGTCCCGCTGGAGCGCAGCGTTTCACGGCCTGTACTGCCCGAAGAAGCGCAACGACGGATCGGACAAATGGTGCCCGTGGAAGCACGAGTGTGGCGCGGCGTGCGCTCACCCGGCGGAGACGGCAGCGGCCTAGCTCATCAGCGCGGGGGCGGCGCGAGTCGCCCCCGCCGAAAGGATCGACATGAACTACAACGCCCGCACACCCGACCACCTGCGCCACAACCCAATCGCCGCGCTCCGCGACCTTCGCGGGCGACTGATGGGCGACCACCCACCAACCGATCTCCTCGAGCTCGCCGGCGCCATCGCCGAGCTCATCGAAACGCTCGACCTCCTCATCTCCGACGCAGCAGACGCATGACCCCGCCGCCGAAAGGAATCCACCATCATGGAAACTGACATCACGATCACCCACCACGACGACGCACCACCGGCGATCTCGCTCTGCATCCTCGCCGGCCTCACCACGCAGATCACCATCGAACTGACACCGCGCGAGGCCCGCGACCTCGGCGGCGACCTGATCGAAAACGCCGCGCTCGCGGTCACCCGCGACGACGAGGAGGCAGCATGACGCGCCAGACCATGGACATCCTGCAGAAACGCGCGGCGCGGATCGCCGGCAAAGTCGCCGACCTCGAACTGCTCGCACAAGCCGCCGAAAAACACGTCGCGCACTACAAGCCGCGATGAACCGTCGGGGCGTCCGCCGTCAGGGCGGGCGCCCCTCGGGCGTGGCGGCGCCTGATGTTTGGGGGGTCTGGGGGGAGGCTGGCCGATTTTCAATTTTCGCGCGGCCAGAGCGCGAGCGCCGCGAGCGCGGCCACGATCCCGAACACGCCGATCCCCACGCCGTCCCGCCAACGCACCCCATCCCCCACCCAGTAGATCACGACGACGCCGCCGACGGCGGCGAGCGCCAGCAGCACGGCCACGCTGAGCAGCGCCCGATCAACCACGCCTCACCCTCCCAGATTCCGCCCGCGAGCTCCAGCCTTCCAAGCTGGATGTTGCGGGTTCGAGACCCGTCCCCCGCTCCAGCCGCACAATAAGAGCGCCGGCCACGTCGCGGATCGACGGGCGGCGGCGGACCCTTTCGCGCCTTCGCCGGCGCCCTGGGTGTAAGCACCGCCGCCGCCGACCGCCGGCACACGACCACCGGCGCTCTTTTCCCACCACCCCGAAAAACAACGCAGATCTCCCTTGACCCGCACCAGCCGCGCGCCGTATCGTCCGATCGCTTACACACAGGGATCGACCAGGCGGAGCGCGTGCTGAACTACGACGACTCCCGGCAACTCAGCCTCTGGCCCGACGCCGCCACCGCGCGCGCCGCCGCGCCCGGTTTCACGATCCCGACGAACGCCGCCGTCGCCGCGTTCCTCGCAGCCCGCAGCATCCGCCCCACGACGCGCGCCCACTACGAGCAGACCTTCCAACACCTACGCGCGTTCAGCAGCCAGCTGCCCACGTCACCCCTCGAGCTCGAGCGCTTCCTCGCATCCCGCCCCGTCAGCCCCCACACGCGCGACGGCTACTATCGCGATCTCCGCTGCTTCTACCGCTGGTCGGCGCGCCGCCTCGGCATCGCCGACGCCGCCGCCGATCTGACGCGCCCCCGACGCCCGCCGGCGCTACCCCGCGTCCTGACAAACGCCCAGGTGGTCGCGCTGCTCAGCGGATGCAACCGACGCGAGCGCGCCGTGATCGCTTTCGCCCTCGACACCGGCGCGCGCCTCGGCGAGATCGCCGGCGTGCGCCGCAGCGACATCAGCGCGCAGCTCGGAACCGACGGCGCGACCCACCACCAGGTCCGACTTCCAGCGGCCAAGGCGGCCGCACGCGTCGTGCCGCTCACACGCCCCGCGGCCGCGCTGCTCACGGGCATCGGCGACGCCGATCACCTGTGGCTCTCCGCCTACAACAACAGCGCGCCGGGCGGCGATCCGATGACGCCGCGCGCCCTGCAGCTGCTCATCCGCCGCGCCACCAAGCGCACGCTCGGCCGCGAGTACGGCCCCCACGCCCTGCGTCACACCTTCGCAACCATGTACCTCCGCGCCGGCGGCGACGTCGAATCGCTGCGGCGAATCCTGGGCCACTCGAACGTCAGCACCACGCTCGTCTACCTGCATCTCGTCGCCGACGACCTCTCGCGCAAACACGATCTCTACAGCCCGATCGCGCAACACGAGCGCACCGCCTGAACGACCCCGCGACGGCGCGGAGCACACACAACACAGGAGCCCACCATGCCGCCCGAACCCGTCACAGTCCAGAGCCCGATCACCGTCACCTGCCCCAGCTGCCGGAAATCCGTCAGCGTTGACCTCACCCAGAAGCAACCGAAACCGAGAAGGGAGGTGACGCCCAGCGCACCACGCCGCGCCAAGGCCGGGCAGACGACGCGCGGCAAGACCACCAGGACCAGATAAAGCCCCTCAACACCGGCGCGGGCGGAGTTGAGCCCGACTCGCCGGCAACCGCCGCCGCTTTCGTCACGCGGCCGGCGGAGCGCGCAGCAACGGCGCCGCCTTCCCGCCGCGCTGCGCAGCTCCGGCGGCCGTGTGACCCGGACACCAGGTGGTTCCCTCAGCTGCTGCCAGGCCGGGCGCACGTCGCCGCCGACAAACCCACCTTTCCACCGGCGCACACAGCGCAGGGGGGTAAGGGGGGTGATCCCGTTCGCGTCAGCGAACGGCGTCCACCCGGCGCGCGCCAGCGAGCATGATCCAGGGTGGGGATGTGCAGAAGGGGTAGGGAGATCGACACACATCAGATCCCACCACGACAGCGCCGGCACCGCGCCGACCGCCCGTCCAACTACTGCGGCGACCGCTGCTCGCACCCCACGAGCTGGGCCTACTTCCGCGAACACGCCACAGCCTGCACCGGCTGCGGCGTCCGCTCCCTCCACAACGACGGCGACCGCCTGTGCCCACCGTGCGCCACCGACGCGCTCCGAGCCGAGTTCTTTGGCGGCCCACACACGAAACAACAGGCGATCGACGAATTGCGCAGAATGACCCGCGAGGTCGCAGCCTTCCGGCGCGCGCACGGCGGCCCATGACCACCCGCTACACTAACCCCGATGTTCGGACTCTTCCGGCGCGAACCGAACGCAGCGGAGATCGTCGCCCAGGCGATCTCGCGCCACGACTGGCGAACCGCGGCGCTCTTCCTCACAGCCGGCGCGCTCGAAACGCTCCACACGGACCCCGAACTGCAGGCCGAGACGAAGCAAAGCCGGCGGCTGCAGCTCGCCCTCTCGAAGGTGAAGAACACCTAGCGCCGGCGACCCCGGAGACGGAGGATCGTTGGCGAAGCGACAGCGCGGCGCGCAGCCCCACAACCAGAACGCACGCCGTCACGGCTACTACAGCCGCGCCCTCGGCCCCGCGTTGCGCAACGCCTACCGCCGCGCGGCCAAGCTCGACGACTCCGGCCTCGTCGCCGAGATCAGACTCGCCCGCGCGAAAGTCAGCGAGCTCATGCGCCTCGAGCCAGAGAACCACGAGATCCTCCGCGGCATGCTGTCCACGATGACCCGCATGATCGCCATCAACCACAACCTGGACGCCGGCGAAGAGCGCGATCTCGGCGGCGCGCTGCAGGAGCTGCTCGCCGAGCTACTCCCGGACCGCCAACTATGACCGGCACGCACGCCCTGCTCGCGATCGTCGCGCTCGCCGGCATCGACCTCATCGGCATCATCTTCCTGGCAGCGATCGGCCGCATCGTCCCCGACGTGCTACCAACCATCCTCACCACCATCGTCGCCGCCGCCGTCGGGGGCGGCGCCGTGAAAGGCGCCGATATCCTCGCAGACCGCCGCGCCGACGAGCTCCGCAAAGCGTGGAAGGGCAACACCCGATGATCACGCCCGCGCGCCCCGCAGCGCCGGCAGAGCCCTACGGCCGCAGCGCCGTCCGCGGACAAAGGCGCAGCTCGAACCCCGCCGGCTTCGGCCAGGGCGTCGGCAACGCGCCGCCCGTCAACGTCGCCCGCCGCGGCACGCCCGAGATCCTCATTCCGCCCACCGGCGCGCCGGTCCAGATCACCTCGCCCGTCACGCCGTCAACGTTCAGCGCCTGGACCGCGCTGGGGACGCCGGCCAACGACCTCTACCTCTCGCAGCTCTGGGCGCTCAAGGACAACATCGGCGGCACCCTCACTAACTGCCTGGTGGAATTCGGCTACGGCGCCGGGCCGACGCCCATCGACGCCGTCCGCTCGATCTCGCCGATGCAAGACCCCACCGCCGACAGCGCCGGCGCCTACCCGCTCGGCCAGCCGGCGCAGCCGGTGAAGGTCCCCGGCGGCTCATCGCTGCAGGCGCGCGTCTGGTCGTCCCACGTCGCCTCCGACCTCTTCGACGTGATGGCCCTCGGCTACGACTCGGCCTACCCCGTCTGGGACGAGCTGCCGACGTCGCTCGTAGCGGGCCCGGGACGCTACTACGACCTGAACACCGGCCTCGGCCTGAACGTCACGCCCGGCGCCTGGGGCACGTGGGGCGCCTGGTTGACGGTCATCGACCCGGCGCCCAACGATCTGCTGGTGACCAGGCTCGACCAGACGGGGCAGTTTTCCAACCTCCTCGGCGAGGCCTGGATGGTGCAGGTGGGCTTCGGCGCCGCCGGCGCCGAGGTCCCGTGCTCCACCCACATGCTCGGCCGCGTCGTCGCCTCCGTGCCGATCTTCCCGCCGGTCTGGATCAAGGCCGGCGAGCGCATGGCGATACGCTCGCAGGGCAAGCAGACGGCCGCGAAACGCGTGCTGCTGAAGGTCTACGACCGATGAGAACCATCCGCCTCGACGACCTCGACGACCCGATCATCCAGCACGCGCTCGTGCGCTTCGCGCTCCGCCAGGCGCTGCCCGAGGCCGACGGCATCACTGCCGCCGTCATCCGCGAAGCGCTCGCCGCGCTCCGCCCTCAGCTCAACGACAGCGCCGCCCGCGCCGTCGAGATCGGCGCGGCGATCGACGCCGCGCTCGCCACGCCTCCAACCTCCAGCATCCAACCTCCAGGAGCCTAACCCCCATGGCCGCCAACATCACCGAGATCAAGGACGACGTCCGCAAGGACCTGCACGACGAGGACGCCGCCGCCTTCCGCTGGACGGACGCCGTGCTGCTGCGCCACATCGAGCGCGCCGCGCTCGAATATTCGCAGCACGCGCCGCGCGAACAAAAGACGACGCTGACGACGGTCGCCGGCTCGCGCGACTTGTCGATATCCACGCTCACCGACCGCATCGATATCGAGGCGGTCGAGTGGCCGACGCTGGAGTTTCCGCCGCGCCGCGTCGGCTTCTCGATCTGGGAGAACACGCTGACGATGGACGTGGTCGCGGCGCCCAACGCCGTCGAGAACGTCTTCGTCTACTGGACGAAGGTCCACACGCTGAGCTCGCTGTCGAGCACGATCCCCGCCGCCGACGACGACATCGTCTGCGCCGGCGGCGCCGCCTACGCCGCGCTCGACTGGACGTCGTTCGCGACGAACAAGATCAACACCGGCGGGGAGGACGTCTGGGGCCGCTACAAGGCCTTCGCCGACGAGCGCCTCCGCTACTTCGTCTCGGAGCTGAAGCGCATCGGCCGGCTGAACAGCGTCCGCCAGCGCCGCCTCTACAGCACCGACGCGCCGTCGATCTTCGAACAGCAGCGGGTGAAGTACTAGCGGCGGGCGGAGGGCACCGAAAGGGCCCCCGGGTGTACGCGCAACGGACGACCTTGCGCCGCCCGCCCCAACCAACACAGCGAGCCCCGCGCGCCGGCTCACGCCGCACGCGCCAGGGCTCACCACGAAGGAGCGTACCGAAATGCCCACACCAGCCAGAGACGCCTTCCGACAGTCAGCCGCGTTCGCCATCGGCACGATCAACCACATGCTCACCACGCTCGACACGCCATCCCCCTTCGACGAGCTCCTGCTATCCCTCAACCGCGAAAAGCTCGGCATCTTCTCCGTCATGCTCACGCTGTACGGCCTCGCCATAGCCGAGGCGCGGGACGCCGGCGCGTGAGCGCCGACCGCCGCGCGCAGCTCGCGCGCCTCGACGTGACGATCCGCGCGCTCGAGCTCGAGCGCCGCTGCCTCGCCACCGAGATCGCCGCCTTCGACCTGCTGCGCCGGCGCGCCGCCGCGCGGCGCTCGCACAGGCGCTATGCTGCGCCGAAGGTGCCAGCCTCACGCGGGGCCCGTCACCCCGCCGGCGCCCGCCGCCGTCTCTCCTCCACGGCGGGCGCCGGCACCACAACTTGCGCAAAATGCCAAACTGACCCATCCCCACCGCTCAGAACACCCCGTCCCAGGCCCACGATGACCGACACGCCCCGTCAACCCTTCCCCGACACCAAGAGCCAGCCCCCAACCTCCAACCTCCAACCTCCAGGCGACCACCCGTGAGGACCCTCCACGCCGACCTCGTCGCCGCCCAGAAGAGCACGGCCCGGACGCCGCACGTCCAGGTCCTGGTCCAGAACAAGGTCGCCTCCTTCCGCCGCCTCGACTTCGTCTCGCTCGACGCCACGGCCCACGCCGGCGTCAAGCACGACGTCGGCGTCACGGCCGACGGCGCCGTGCAGCGCGTGCGCGTCGACGCCGGCGCCATCCTCCATCAGCGCGTCGCCACGCCGGCCACCGGGCCCTGGACGAGCTGGACGACGCTCGCCTCCGGCATGGGCACGGTCATCGCCTGCGCCGCCGAAGGCACCCGCGTGATCGTGTTCTACGCCGACGCCGCCAACACCACGGTCAAGTACCGCGAGAGCACCGACAGCGGCGTGACGTTCGCCGCGGAGGCCAACCTGCTCACCGGCGCGGCCGCCGTCGACCTCGCCTGCGCCTACAAGACGGGCAGCAGCGATCTGCTGGTCGTCTGGGCCTACGCGACGGCGTTCGGCGCGATGCGCCGCACCGCCGGCGTCTTCGGCGGCTTCATCGCCCACGCCACCGCCATGACGCCCAACGGCGTCGGCTGCGACTTCGGCTTCTTCGACTGGCTCGTCTGCGTCACCGGCATCGAGGCGACGACGAACCGGCGCACGTTGTGGTCAACGTGCTTCGGCGACGGCATCGATCAGGCGCTCAACACCTGGAGCGCCGTCAACCCCCAGCACCAATTCGAGAGCGACGCCGGACTGACGATCGTCGCGCCCTTCGTCTGCATGGTCGACGCGCCGCGCATCACCTTCGCCATCGACGAGGCCGCCGCCGGCGGCGTCAGCATCGCCTGGCGCAGCGAGCTGCACCCGCAGATCCCGCTCACCGCGGGACCCTTCCGCTTCCGCACGCCCTCGCCCCTCAACAACATCCAGGCCCTCGGCGTCGCCTGCGCGCACGGCGGCACGCCCGGCTTCGTCTACGAGACGACGCCCGACGACGTGCAGCGCGCGCCCAGCGCGGCCGTCTCGCTCGACGTGACGGCCGACGTCATATCGCTCGACGTCGACGAGCAGCAGGACCAGCTCTCGGGGACGCTCGTCCTCGACAACTTCGCCGGCGCCTACGGCACGCCGACGGCGCCCATCCTCGCCGGCGACCACGTCGAGGTCTCCTGGGGCTACTACACGGCGACCGGCAACCGCGTGTCGGAGGGTCCGGCGCTCTTCGTCGAGTCCTTCGAGTGGCGCCGGGCGCCCGGCGTCTCGGAGCTGCGCATCAAGCTCACCGGCTGCTGGCGCTTCCTCGAGGACAACTACCAGCGCTCACAGATCGTCCACGCCGCCGCCGACGTCTGGCTGACGGTCCTGCAGCGCATCTTCAACCGCGCCGGCTTCCTGCTGCTCTCGAACACGATCAGCACGCGCGCCGCGACCGTCAGCCCGAACTTCACGATCGGCACGGCGCAGTCCGGCCTCGCCGCCATGCGGCGCGCCCTCGCGCAGCTCGTCGACCGCGTCCGCGCCGTCGATACCGACGCCGCCGAGCTCCGCCAGTGCCTGGCGTCCGACGCCACGAACTACACGTTCGCGACGGACCATCCCATCCGTGAGCTACGCTTCGACCCGAAGCCGTCCGAGACGCACACCGCCCGCGTCTTCGGCGCCGGCGTGTTCAGCGAGGAGCGCGACTTCGTGCAGGCCCAGCACCACGTCGGCGACATCGAGCAGGTGCGCGACAACGACGCCACCACCGCGGCGCTGGCGCTTAACACGGCGACCGCCGTGCGGCGCCGGCTCGCGCTTGACCAGGGACAGGGGACGATCGTCTGCCAGCCCAACGTCGGCCAGGAGCTCCTCGACGTGGTAGCGTTCTCCGACCCGAACATCCAGGCCGGCGTCACGCTGAAACGCCGCGTCCGGCGCCTCGGCTGGCACTACGCCAGGGCCGCCGGCGACTTCTGGCAGACCATCCACCTGGGGGCGATGTGACCCGCACACGCTGCGCTCACTGCAACGTCAGCATCGCCGGCCGCCCGGCAAAGACGCGCTTCTGCTCCGCCACCTGCCGCCAACGCGCCCACTACAGGCGCACCATCGGCGTCCCCGAAAACACGCCCCGCCGCCTCCTCTTCCTCGCCGATCGCAGCGTTAGGAAAAAGCAGGAACACACATGACGCAGCCCGCGCAGCTCCGCCACGGCATCCTCAAAGCCTGGAACAGCGGCACCTACCTCGCGACCGTCCAGCTCACCGGCTCGCTCGGCGTCTGGCTGACGAATGTCCCCACCAACCGCGGCATTCCTAGCGCCGAGATGGTCGTCGGCCGCAAAGTCGCCGTCGCCTTCTTCGACCCCAGCAACCCCCTCGACGCCGCGGTACAGTCCGTCTGGACATGAACATCGCGCCCGCCATCCGCGCCACCGTCGCCGCCGCCACCGATCACAACCGCCCGATCGTCGCCTACCGCGGCATCGCGCTCGTCGACGTGCGCCGCGACTTCCCCTCCACCGTCATCGGCCGCACCATGGCCCACCGCGATCCCGCCCTCGTGCAGTTCGTGTCGCAGCACCACGACGCCGTTTTCTACACGACGCAGCCCAACGACGCCGATACCTTCACCGAGGAGATGGACCGGCTGCGCGCCGTCTGGCGCCATCACCAGGACCTCGAATGGGGCGGCATCGGCTACCACACCTACGGCTTTCCCTCCGGCCGCCTCTACCTCGTCGGCGGCTTCGACACGCAGCGCGCCAACGTCGCCGGCCGCAACCACCAGAGCATCGCCCACTGCAGCGCCGGCGACTACACGCTGCGCACGCCGGCGATCGCCACGCAGCTCGTCGCCGCCATGGCGACGATTGCGGCCTGGGCGCACCAACGCCGCCTACTCGCCGTCCTCAGCCACCACGACGCCGCGCTCGCGACGTCGCCGACCGACTGCTGCGGCGCCACGCGCCACCTCTGGGTGCCCCGCATCCCCGAAGCGATCCGGGCGATCGCCCGCCAGCTCCCCGCCTAGACAGCGAACCCCTCCCTGCTCTAGACTCTCCCGCGAGGGCACCACCACGGAAAGGCACCGCCACCGATGGCCCTCACCCTCGCCGAGGCCGC